GTAGCGCCTTTGGCTAAAAAAACGCCTTGAGATCGATCACCTTTGGCTACGTTGCACCGTTTACAAGCTGCGACCATATTATCCATGTCCATAGGATCACCCATCTTAGCGATAGGTACAACATGATCTACCTGGTTAGCATCACCACCGCAGTAATAGCAGACGTAGTTATCTCGATGTAGCACCCGTACCCGTATCGCCCTGTACTTACCTGATAGACGTGGGTCGCCTCGCTTAGCCATTAGTAATACCCATGCTTTTTGTGAAAGGCCAATGCTTTACAAGGTGTGGAGTGACGTGCCGATATGTATTTAAGCCCTGCATCTATTTGCTTATAAGGATCATTAGTCTTTAGCTTTAATAACTGTGGTATTCCATAAGCTGTACTGTGTTTGTTATCAGCCCGGTAATCCCAACGTGATTCTAAATGCCAAAGCTTCTCAAGGCATAGGTATTGCTTATGATTAGTTAGTTTTATATGACTATAGAGTTTATATTTTTCTTTCTCTATATCATTATTATTAATAGCATAAGCATTATTAATAGATGCTATTACAAGACTAGATGGTAGCACATACCACCAAATCCATTTCAATTTACGCGACATCTTGGGCGTGTCGCTACTCATCGCACTCATGCTTTTCATCTGGGTTAAAATTGCAAAAGTAACATCCTGCGTTTTGTCCACAAGTTATACACAGATACTTAAACTGTATTGAGTCACAGCATGAGTTATACACACCATGATCCCCAACTGTGTAAAACTTATCGCCAAGTTGCTTACTCATCGTTATCATCCGCATCTACCTGTTGCATAAGATCCTCGAACGCAGCAATAACATCCTGTGGCGTTCTGTGTATTTTGCTAAAACGTGCAATACGTTCGGCTATTGCCCAGTCATCTGCATTAATCATCATCGCCTCTAATCGTGGCTACTATGCGTTCGATTAACGCCCCTTCGGCTAAGTTATTGCACACCTGGCATACATGCAACGGCATAAACTTATGCTCGATCTCTTTAGCTAGTAATTCTCTTAGATCCTGCAATATCGTACGCATCTCTGGATTACTCATTTATCTTTACCCCATCCTGTTCCTTTAAATATAATCGATGGCGCACTGAATACGCGCATCATTGGGTAGCTGCAGCACAAAGGTGCGCTGTCGCCGTGTGTGTTTACCGGGTGATTCATCTCTGATTCGCCGCCGCATTGATCGCAGCGATATAGGTAACTAGGCATCTATATCCTCATCTCTAGCGCGTTCGGTGTCTAATAACATCTCAATGCCCATAACTCCGCAGCCTAGGCATTGAACGCAAACTACGTTAGGCGGCAGGTTAATAAACTCATTTACGATCTTATGAGTTTGCATGCCGCTACCTATCTTGGCGCAAACCCTGCACTTAATTCTCAGTAATGCCATATACGGACTTCCTTAATGCATCCATTTCAAATAACTCACGTTGAGATACCCAGAAATTGCCATCAGCTGCGTTATAGTATTTAGGCTTTTTAGCCCATAACACGGGCATCCAGCCCACTATTTGATAGACAGGTGACTTATTCACTACCAGGATGGCCACATCGGTTAAACGTGGATAATCCTTATGAATAATTAAATGGCCATTAATATACCTAGTCCATTTAACTTCAAAGCCCAGATTACCGACAGTTATATCTGCCTCATCCCGGTAAGTATGAACCGTAGGCACGAAATTCTGTAAGCCCATATATTGCGCTACAGCAATCTCAGACCCAACGGCCTCGCTATTTTCCAGGATAAACTCATGGTAATTTGTTTTGCGGTCATATCTGCGATCTGGCGTAGTTAAGAATTCACCCGTACTACGGGCAAACCCACACGCCGCAGCTTGTTTTTCCTGCGATCGATCTAATATAACCTGCACTATCTGTGACATCTCGGTTATAGCCATATTGGTTTACATTGATCGCTGCGTGACTTACTGCTACAGGTATAGCCCCGATATTTCTGGCCAGTTTTCGGGCTTACGCCTTCCTTGTAAACCATCCTGCCATGACTGCAAATCGGTGCAGGATCTACAATCTCGTTACCCAGTTGCGATTTAATATCGGCAATAGTTTCAGCTGCTGGGCGCACACTTCCAACGCCTTCGACCTTTACTGCAGGTATAGCAGTAGCCCATAGATCAACCTCTACTGCAGGCTGAGCCTGTAAGCGTTCTACCTTTTCCATATCCTGCCGTGTAGGCCTGGCATCGCTAGGCATCAGTAACCCAATGGCTCGACCGATGGCAGACGTGCTGCAGTTTTCTATCCAGAAATCACGGTTTACGCCTCGATCGGTACGCAGCTCATAGGCATAATCAACAGCCGCCGGGACTACATCCTCATGCTCACGAAATACGCTGGCACGGATAATAACGTAGCCATCCTTGACGTTTATCTCAACAATCTCAGTGATGATCCTGCCTGAAATATGGGTTTCTCTAAACCGCTTAATGCGGCTGTTCACATCCTCATAATTATTTAGGTCAAAGGCCATCACTTAACCACACGATCAGTAGCTACACGCATACCAGCTGCGCGGCCACGATTGTAGCCATCCTTCACGCCTTCTTTGTAGCCAATAGACCAACCTACTAAAAACCATGCAACGCTAACCAATAAAACTAATACTGCAACCTTTGTTATATCCATTTACTTCGCCCTTGTTTGGGTTAAGCCGCACTACACCGAATTAGGTAGCCCTGCCTAACGTGTAAATTAAGGGTAAAGCCTGGGTATGACAGCGGTCAATAACCGACACGCCCTAACGCTGTAGCAACATCTCGTAAATGCTATCCACCTTGGCCTCTATGCGATCTACGCGACCGCGTAGATTATGGCCGCCGTTATTGTCTATGCGTAATTCGCTTAGGTAGTACTTGACTAGATGGCGTACCAGCCCAGCCGCAAACCCAATAAGGGTGCAGATTGCTATGGCTATCGCTAAAAGCGACTGGGCGGCCGTCATTACTTAACGCCGAAAGTGTTGTCCGATGGATTCATGGCGCGCAATAATGGGCCAAGTAGTCCAGCGATAAATGCATTACCTAGTGTTTTCCAGTCGGTAATGCCGGACATGTAAAGCGCAGCAGCGCAGCTAAAAGCAGCGCGTAAGTATGAAAGGCCAGCGGCCTTAGCTTGTTCCTTCACGGGATTTTCTCCTAAATGCCCTTTAGGTTTGTTGGTAACTTAGCCCTAATTTTTCAATTAGCTTTGCAGTCTTTACAGGGTCTAATGCAATTTCCCAATGCATCTCATCTTTGCGTAACCAGTTACCGCCCCAGTTAAGGCCGTATTTTTTAGTTAATGCCTGGATCATTGGAATTTTCTCAGCTGGGAACGTGCCAGCCTTACCTAACGGATGCTTAGTCGCATTAAGGTCTATGGCTGTACCGCTGCTGTGGTTACTTAACTTGCCTGGTACGCCTCGAACATCACGATAGCAGTAGCCCCAATCATCTAACGTGCCGCCATCGATCGGCTCGATCAGTTCATTAAACTGCTCAGCAAAGGCAACTAATAAGGGTGCAGCAAAGTATGCGCAACGTAGCTTTATCTTTGTACCCTTGATCGGGTAAGAATTAATACGAATCGACTCAACATCTTTAGATGCTGGCCAGCCGTTATAACTAATTGCTGACATCTGGCACGATCCATTGGCAGGTATCCTCATCAAACCCTGTAGCGTTATCAGGTTCTGGTGCGATAAATGCATCTCGCAGCTCATCGTAGGTAAAGCCAATGCCTGCGTAATTCTTGCGTATATTGCCGTGGTAGCTAGTTCGCTTACAAGTCTGGCCTCTAAAATTACCGTACCAAGTTTCGGTATCTAAACCTTCAATTAGTTCGGTTTCATCAATACCAGTAATAACTTCCGTAACGATATTGTTATCATCTAAAAATGCGTAATGCGCCATTATGCCCAGCTCACATTTCCAGTACCAGCAGTAATTGTAGTTACCTTAAAGCCACCACTAGGGCCTGCTGTTGTACCTGTTAAACCTGCACCTATTGTTATAGTTTTTGAATCTTGATATTTCAAAATCACAATACCTGAACCGCCTGTACCACCAATAGCACTACTGCTACCACCACCGCCACCACCGCCACCTGTGTTAGCTGTGCCAGCAGTTCCATTAGCACCTGCACCAGTACCACCAGCACCACCACCGCCTGTACCACCTGCACCGCCAGCTGATGGAGATCCACCGCCACCACCACCTGCTCGTGTAACCGATGATCCAGTTATTGATGAAGCTGTGCCTGCGCCGCCTGCGCCAGAACCACTACCATTACCAACAGCACCTACGGCATTAGCACCGCCGCCACCACCTGTATTACTTCCATTTCCTACGCCACCATTATTACCTTGGGATGGGCTAGTCGATGGTGTGTTGCCTGTACCGCCACCAGTCGTTGCACGAGTACCACCGCCTGAACCACCATCACCGCCTGGCTCTACACCTGTCGAAACGTTGTTCGCGCCGTAGCCACCACCTGCGCTGGTAATTGTAGAAAATACAGAATTATTGCCTTGTACACCTGGGCCAGCTGTGCCACCTGCGCCGACTGTTACCGTGTAATTAATTGCTGGTGTAGCAATAAAACCTGAGGCAGTTCTATAACCACCTGCACCAGCACCGCCACCGTGGTTAGAACCACCACCGCCGCCACCAGCTATTACTAAATACTCGACTAAAACATTTTCATCTTTTAATCCAGTTATGCCTGCAGTAATTGCGCCGATCATTAGGCCACCGCACCAATAATTGTCCAGGCATTTGTGCCAGTCTTAACGCAAACTGCTGCCTTGTAACGTGCTAATACTGGGCTTGCTGGTGTAGCACCTGCACTTGTAATTGTAGTTGTGCCTGGTGTTACTGCGTTAATTGTTGTAACGCCTGCGCCTATCTGTAGCACTGTAATAGCTGTGCCATTAGGAAACGCTAACGTGGCATCGGTAGGTATTGAAAAGGTATTACTAGCTGCGTTATTCATCGTTACTAGCACCTGGTACTGATCGGTTGATACCGCTGTATAACTCGTACCTGTTTGAGCATTAAGCGTAAAGGCCACAAGGCCATTAAACATGCCGCTAGTTAAAACGTCGCCCGTAACTGCTGGGAACCCTGTGGCCATTTATTTATCTCCTCTAGTATGAAAGTACATTTTGTCCTAAAACCCCATAGTTAGCATTACCAATGATAAACCCATCGATCACGGGCTCAAGTGTAGTAAAGGTAGTGCGCCATTTATTCGGTGTAACGCTGTGTGCCACGCCAAATACTTGAAGTGTTTTTGTCAGAGTCGAGCTACCCGGCTGATTTGTCGTGATCGTTACAGGATCAAAGAAATCAAGATCAAGCGCGGCTACGATGCCATTGGCGTAATTATCTGTGTAAAGGTCTAGCTCGATCGCATCGCATCTAACGCTAGTTTCAGCGCGGCTTGCAACGTAGGCACGGGCGTAGTCCAGCGCGACCGCATCGGTCTGCATAAGTAAATTCTGAATATTGTAAGTATGGGCAAAATATTTTTCGACACTAGCTGCGTTAGTAGCATTTTGAACTGTGCCACCTGCACGGCTCACGTTAGCCTGGTTAAATACAAGGGTGTCATCTAAACGCCAAACTGCATTAGCATAGGCAATATCTGTGCCGTTATCGTTAAACACGGTAGGCGTACCACCAATGCTTGCAGTAGTAACGGTGCGATCTTGAAATACGAACGATCCCGATGCATCAACGTAGAACGCGCCGTACTCACTATTTGTAACAGTTTGTAATGCGGCTAGCGATGTACGAGCTGTACCGGGGTCTGCCTGCATAGTAGTTAAACCTGCATCAACATCACGCATAGAT